ATATAAACATGTCATATGAATGACGATAATTTCTTGCAATGTTATAACCATACACCTTTGCACACCCATAAGGACTTACAGGATTCATTGGAGTAGTTTCTCTTTGATACCCATCATCGTCAATATTATTGCCAAACATTTCAGAGGAAGACGCTTGATATATTCTAGCATCTGGACAAACTAATCTACAGGCTTCTAGTACATTCAGAACCCCAAGTCCAGTAACTAATCCTGTATAGATTGGCTGATCAAAACTAATACGGACATGAGACTGTGCTGCCAAGTTATAAACTTCATCAGGTCTAATCTTCTGAAGAACACTTATGAGAGAGGACAAATCTGTAACATCGGCATAGTGTAGATTTAAATCATCATAACAATCATCCAGTCTAGCAGTTTGATTTTCTGCAACAGAGTTTCTCTTCAAGATTCCATGAACCTCATATCCCTTTTCTAAAAGAAACTCTGAAAGATATGATCCATCTTGACCGTTTATTCCTGTTATCAATGCTTTCTTCATAGGAAACTCTCCAAGAAATCGTGATCCAAAAGACCTTCATTTATCGGCACGGTGACTGCATGTGCAGTGGGTTCTTCACTGTCCCATTTTGTATTGTTAATTATAACTCTCTCGCTGCCACCAAATCCCATGATTAGTTGATCATACCATATTCCAACTCTTTCAAGTTGTTTAATTGTTGCAGATCTTAAACTTTCTTTTCTTCCGGTGGTGATTACTAAATGATGTCTCTTCGAGTCAATGTTATGCAAAAACTCTTTGACTCCCGGCAAGAGTTCTAGTTCAAAATCTGGTGACGCTAGAAGAGTTATATCTCTAGGTTGTTTGACTAAGGTTCCGTCAAGATCACAAAAAACTGTTTTTACCATTACTTTCTCGCCTTATCATAATTTTTTATAAACCAATCTATACTTTCCTGCAAACCCATCTCTATTGGAACAAATTTATAATCAGGAACCAAGGATTTAAGTTTGCTGTTATCAGATGGTTTCTTATAGATTCCATCTCTTTCTTGATTATATACTATGTTGCCTTCAAATCCCATTCTCCATGCAATTTCTTGAGCAAGAGTTGCAATATTTATTTCCTCATCCGGAGAAAGAATAAGAGGCTCTGGATCATTATAATTTTCCAGAACCCATTGTGTTAAGTAACCAACGTCCTTTGAATATATAAATTCACGATATGGTTTTCCTGTTCCCCAAATTTCAAAATTTGTATTGTTCTTTTTGGCTAAATAACATTTATGAATCAACGATGGAATAACATGTCCAGAGTCTAAGTTATAATTATCATTTGGACCGTAAATGTTACAAGGTACTACGGTGACAAAATTACAACCATACTCATCCCTGTATGCTCTACTCTGAACTTCTAACATTCTTTTTGCGTAAGCGTATGCATAGTTAGATGGATGCGGTTCTCCGTCATGCATCTGATCTGAAGTCAGTGGATATGTTGCTTCCGCTGGAAAAACACAAGTAGAAAGAAAAGAAACTACTTTCTTTATTTTTGTTTTTCTTGCTGCTTCGAGAATGTTTGTATTGATTGTTATGTTGTCGTGATAAAACTGACCAAGATGTTCTGTGTTTGCTTTGATTCCGCCGACCTTAGCAGCA